TAATGATTGAGTGTTTAGTGTTGATAATAAAAAAAGGTATTTTTCTTTTTTCACAAGACCTTTGTAAAAAACTTACTGTAATTTCTTTTTTAGTTTTTTTTATACCAGTTTTTTGCTGTCTTACTTTAGGCGATGCCTTAGTTATAACAACAACTGTTATATTATTTTCTTTTGGTTTTTTAGCTTCGCTTATAAACTCTTTAAACTTTGATACTTGCATTTATTCACCATTTGTTTCATCATCTTTAACTATTTTTTTACCGATATTATATTTAGCTGATAATATCCATTCTTTTTTTTCTTTGAATGGTAGCACTTTAATTTGACTTAAAGGTGCTTTGTTTTCAGCGGCCTCTTTTTTAACTATATCGATTAAAGCCCAATCTTGTAAAAGAATTGCAATTGTATTTCTTCTTTGAATATCATTTTCTGATAACGTAGCAGTCTTACCATCAAGAGCAAATAACTCTTTAAAGTGTACTATGTAATATTTACCTTGTTTATGAAGTATATGACAAGACTGAAATAGTGTCTTATCTTTTCTGGATGCTACACCTATTCTTGTAAGTGTTTCTCTTACTTTTAAAAAGTCATCAGGTTGTTTGATTGTTACCTCTAACATATCCTCTATAGACCACTTAATACTATCTGCCATTAATTTCTCCCACCTTTAAATAATTTTGTCTTAATATGTTCAAGTTGTTCTTTGGTCAATAAAGTTAAGGCCTCTCTTGCCTTTTCATTGCTATAACCATAGTATTCCTTCACATAATCTAAATCTTTCAACTTGGTTTGTGATAACCACTTACCGCCAAATCGCTTTTTTTTTCTGATACTATTTATCAAAAAATGGAATTGTAGTTGTTTAGGTAGAAAGTGAAGGCCATTCATTTCGTTGGCTGGCATAACCGTATCCCAAAACATAGAAAGACAACGATTTATAATATAAGGTGGGTACTTCTTTTCCCACGTTGAGTCATCTGTGTCTAATAGATTTTCTTTAGTTTCATTGATGGCTTTAAGATAGTCTTTTAATTCATAACTCATTTGAATTTACAACCGGCCATTATTTCGGTTAAGCAGGCCACCATATTGATTTCTTGGTCGGCAACAAAAGCCGCCTTGTATTGATAGCCAGCAATAATTAATACTGCCTGTGGTATTGATTTAGGGTCTAAAGATTTATAAAGACTGTCATAGACTTCTTTAAATACAGCACTTGTTTCTTTATCTAAGTTTTGTACTACCCATTTACGCATAGCATTGAAATCTTTTTCTTTTAAATTAACAATTAATCCTTTAATGCTTTCTTCTGATAGATTAAAAAGAATACCACTGTCTATAGTACCACGAACAGAATATCTTTGTAATTCATTTATCGTTCTTCTAAAATCTGGATAGTGTTTTAAAAGAAGTTGTACTAAAATCTTTTTATCATATTTTACTTCTTCTTCTTTTAATATATCTTCAAGTCTTTTAAGAAAATCATTTTGAGTGATTGCCTTTTGGCCATTCACAATTCTAAAATCAATTACAGTACAACGACTGTGTAAAGCAGGTATGATTTTGTTCTTGTAATTACAAGTAAAGATAAATCTACAGTTATTAAAAAACGTTTCAATAAAGTTTCTTAATGCTGGTTGCACTGATTCGGCGTTCATATAATCGGCCTCATCTATAATTACAACTTTATGATTCGCTTCTTTGGTAAGTGAAATGGTAGAAGCAAAGTTTTTAATTTTGTTTCTTAATGTATCAATCTGACGGCCTTCATCTGAACCGTTTATGATAATGTAATCTACACCTATTTCTTCACATAAAGCACGAGCAACAGTAGTCTTACCTGTGCCGGCTGTACCTGATAATAATAGATTAGGTATTTCTTTTTTCTTAACGAACTCTAAGAAAGTATTTTTTAAATCTTCTGATAAGATACAATCTTGTATCTTTCTTGGTCGGTATTTTTCAACCCACAAAAAGTCTGACATAATATAATCCTCAATTTATTTTTCATAACGATAAGTAACATCATAACCACCTTTACGGTCTGTCCACCAGTCATCATATCTTTCACTATCTTGCAAAATTTCATCTAGTAAAGTATTTTCTTCTTCTGTTGGAGGTTCGCCCATTGGTTCTATATCACTACCCCATTGTTGCTCTTGGTGTGAAATGATTTCTTTTAAACGTTGTACTGAACCAAATTGCTTTATGACTTCTTCATCAGGAAGATCACATTCAAATATAGAAGCGACTTGGTGCCAATCCGTTCTGGAGAATTTCATATTAGAACTCCGAATCTGGCTCTAATGCTATCCAATACTGTACTGGTTTACTTCTGTTTATAAAGTGACTAATCTTTTGTTTAGAAATTGCAACGTCATAATCATCAGAAATAATCTTAAAGTTATCTGCTTTAAAGTAAGCTGTAAACACTTTATCTGTTTCGCCTAGATTTAAAGAATAATCGTTTGAAGATTTGTTCTTTTTATCTGTTGCTACAAAAGATATTTTTTTACCATCGCCTTTAATAGCAATGTCTGGTAAATTTAATGTTGTAGCTGCCTTTTGCACTTTAGAAAAATCATCTTTCTTTAATGTAAAAGCCACTGTCTTATCTGGCATATTAATACCCTTTTGAGGTGATACTAATACCGATTTGTCAGCAAAGAAATATTTAATTACTTGCCTAGATTTCTCATCAGTAATTACGGCATAGTTTGCACCGTTAATTTTAACAGCTGGCTTCTCAACCAATTCTACCGCTCTTAAAAATTCTGATAGATCATAGATACCAAATTCTGTATCAAATTTTTCTGTGATCGTTGCTTCTGCTAATATATTTTTCATAGCAGATATTGTATTTAACTTACTGCCTGGTTTAAAAAGAATATTGTTATTGATCTCACTAAAATTCTTTAAAATGGCCAGTGTGTCTGTGCTTAGGTTCATTTCACGTTCTCCTTATCATAGTTTAATAATAGTATAACATAGTGTACTGCTTTAAGCAAGTCAGCTCGGTTATACCCGTTTTTCTTACCATACCTACACAAGTACTTTATTGCGTTGGCGTGACAAAAATCTTTTCCAATGTTTAATGTTTTAAACAAATCTTGTATTTGAAAGCCATCTTTACCTGTTGAGTAATGTTGGCCATACGTACCTTTAATGTACGTTAAGATTTCGTTTAATATTTTATCTTCATTATATTTCATAATATTTTGGAGCGGACAATTGGTACTGCCCCAATTTCTCTAGCTTGGAAGCTAGAATAATACTTTTATAATATGTCCGCAATTCCTAATTTAACATAAGTGGCCGAAAAAGTCAAGCGATTTCGGCCACATATTTTTTAATACTTATTTGATTTTAAAGAATTGCTTAAAGCATTAGTTATAACCAAGTTTTCAATATTGTTAGTTCCTTGGCCAGGTCCTCTTTTAGCAATTGTATGATCTGTGCTTGATTTAGACCGTAAAGTTATATTGTGATTACCCTTAGCATAAATATCTTTGTAATTACTTTTGTGTAATAAATATTCTTTATACCTTTTATGGTCCTCATTATTTTGTTCTACGTATCCTAGTGATATCCAAGAGTTATAATTATCAGCTAAAAACCTATTAATAAAATGTAGTCTAGCATTCACGTGTTTTATGCGTAAACCTCTGGTACTTATAACATAAGTTCCAGGTAATGGTTCACCATCCAGAAAATCGCTAGGCGTTGCATATTTGTCAGTTTTTTCATTGTGCCACTTTATAAATTGTTCAAAAATGGTTTTTGGCATTCTCAAATCGTTAAAATGATTTAAATTAAAAACGCAATTAGTATTAGCAACATTTTGTTTATTCACCATAACATCTAAAAGTAATATTAAACCTCTTAGATTTTCTTTATCTAATGGTTTTTCTTCTTCTTTTAAATTTTTATTTAAAAGACAATTCATAGTATTTGATATAAAAGTTAAATATTTTTCAACTTTTTCAACAGCTTTAAGGTGTTCTTCATCACTTTCGTTTATCATATTAACTATTTCGCTTTCAGAACCAAAACCACTATTACATTTATTGCCTATTAACAGTACAGATTCGGCGATAAATCTTGCGTCACCTTTTTTCTCTACCTCGTAAGCGCCTGACATACCCATTACGTTTCCGCTCATCTCATCATTACCAAATAAACTTTGTATTATAGGACTATGAAATATAAGTTGGTTAAATTTATAAGACAACGGTTTATGTTTTATTATTACACCTTCAAAATCAGTCCAAGGTTCTCCATTGTTCATAGCTATAATACTATTAATATAATCTTCAACATAACCATCTGTCCCTTCTGCAACCAAAACTTTTGTATTCTTAAATTGTTGTTTTGTTGCTTCAGGCAAATCTAAGTCTGTGAAACGAAAATTATTTAATTTTGTAGTTACTTCTCCTTTTTCATCCTCATTAATCTTTCCATCTGCATTTATATCATATGATAAAAAATCTTCAGGATAATGATTACTTACTAATGTACCTTTAAAAAAATTAGATATAGCTTGAGCTAGTCTATTTTGTCCATCTAATAAAATAAATTTAACACCTTGTAACTTTTTTTGTTCAAGTGTTTTTAACATATCTTCATATATAAACTTCTCAGTCTTGCTTAGATTGCGTGGTAATCTTGATTCAATATCTTTAATTAAGACATTAATACCAACTATGTAAAACGGTGTTAATTCACTATTACCTGTAAAAAAAGAATGAAGATACTGTAAACATTTTTTACCTTTTTTTCTTTGCCATTTCTTTTTTTGTTCTAATCTTTGTAACCATTCAGGAAGAACGGCTATTTCTCCTTCTTGGAATCTTGTATATAAATCCCAAATGTTCGTAATAAGAGGAGAAACAACTACTTTTTTCAATAAGTAATGTCCAGGTTTAGGTAGTTTTTGTATATTATCTTGTGTGCTAACTGTGTTAGTCATTTTTGTTCCTATAATTGTATAAAAATTATTTTCCTAATTAATTTGCTAAAAGTAAATTATTAATCTAATAACTTTTAAATTGTTATTTCATACAAATTAAATATTAGTATGAACCTCTAATATACTATAAATTGAAAAATTTGTCAAGCGAGTTTGGCAGGCAATAAAAAAGGCGACCTGGTTTAACAAGCCGCCTTTAATACAACTTTTGATATATATTATTTTATATCAAATATTTTTTTTTGCTTTGATTCGGGAATTACTTTTTCAAGTGATACCCTTAAAAGACCATCTTTTAACTCAGCAGATTTTATCTCTACATCCTCAGCGATGGTAAACGATCTCTCAAAATACCTTTTAGCAATACCTTTATAAAGTGTATTGTTATCTGTATCTTTTGATTCGTCTTTATCGGATTTTTTAGATCTAATCAGTAATTGGCCATCTTCAAAGGTTACATCTATATCTTTTTTATTGTAACCAGCAAGAGCCACTTCTATGTCGTATTTGTTCTTAGCTGTTTCTACGATATTGTATGGTGGATAATTTACTGTTGGAACTCTTAATCCAAAGTCATCATTTAGCATTGACTCAAAGTGGTCAAATACATTATTGAAACCTATAGATAAAGGTCTTAGTTGATTGAATATGCTTAATTGTCTGTTCGTCATTTTTTCTCCTTTTGTTAAGCAAGTTAAAATTGAAAGCCCACTATTGGCACTTTCAATATTATTTATAATGGTAGTTTGTTTATCACGGAGTAAACTACCAAACACCGATTTGCTGATCCTTTAAGTAGGATCAATCTTTTTAACACCGATCAGGTCTTATGAGTTGCCTAATCTATAATATATTTAGTTTCAAATATAATGTTAAAACTAGTAACCTCTTATATCTCGCATCATCTTTTGCTTTTTATTAAAGTTAGCTCGCATTTCTTTTGCTTTTCTAACTCTTTTTTCTGATGGTTTTTCATAAGTCTGTTTCATTTTATACAGTCTTAAAACGCCATCTTTAAGCATTTTCTTTTTAAGAATACGCATCGCTTTTTCAACGTTGTTATTCTTAACTTCTACTTTTAAGCCCAATTTATATTACCCCCTTAGCATAGTTATTATTTGAGCTTCTATAAAAAGTACCAACATTGGTAGTTTTATAATCACTGACACCTATATTTCTAAAAGGTATCATATCTTTTTTATCAAATTGATATACTAATTTAATAAAAGATTCGTTTAACGGTATATTAAACCAAAAAATGTTTTTGTACGGATCGTGTTTGGTTAATTCACCTGTTTTATATTTTAATTTATGCGTATCTGTAATCCAACTATGTACATCTTTAGCTTTTGCTTTGTATAAATTACCTTCATATTTAAATGACGGTAACATATTAGAATCTGCTTTACATAAGAACCACACATAACTTATTTTTAATAGTTTGTCTATTTGTGCTTTTCTTATAGGATAAGATACTCTATGTTTTTTTACATAAGGCGTTTGTGTTTTAATTTCTCCTGAAAAATTGTCGCCTTTATATGAAAAATTTATATCTGCTTCTGAAAAGGGGTTTCCACTTATTCTTACATTTTCGGCACCCATTTTTTGAAAATAATAACTTAACAAGATTTCACCTTGTTTTCCCGTCATTTGTTTTTTTACATCATTAGTAATCATAATATATATTTTGTTTGTTGTTATACTATATAAGGTAATTATTTTTTTTAAAATTACAAGCCTTATTATCAAGTAATTTTAAAATGTTGCATTTTTGCAACACTCTTGTTATCAGTAAAGAAGGCCAGTATTGTCTGGCCTTCTAGGACTATTATAATGGATTTTTGAAAAGTAACTATTTAAATAGCTACTGCTTCCTCCTCACCATCATTGGAATCCGTTTGAGATTGAGCGGCAACTTCTGACTGTCTTTGAGATTCTATGATCTGGTCAGCAGTAGCTCCTGCATCAACTTTAGTGTATAAATCTACAAATGAAGTTTTAGTATCTTCATCAAATCTATTTGTACACAATTCAATTGCTTTTACTTTATTACTAAAGATTGAGTACGCTTGTACAATATGTACTAATCTTCTGGTAGAAATAATCTCATCAACACCACCTTCAAAATAGGTTTTTCTGATGACATCAGCCCACGTAACAAGTTTATTTACATAGTTAGTATCTTTTTTACCTGTTGATTCTAAAACATTGTTTAATATTTTTTCTTCTGTTTTAGTATTGGGATACCTTTGTTCAAATGTAACTGGAAATCTTTCAAGGAAAGCTTCGTTAAGAATATTGGTACCGATAAACTTACCATCTTCTGAACCTTGACCTTTAGTATTAGCAGTCGCCACTACGTTAAAGCCATCTTTTGGTTTTACAAATTTGTTAATCTTTTTAACAAATACACCAGAGCCTTCTAAGATAGGTTGTAAACACATAATTTTATTTGAAGCTAAGTCAATCTCATCTAATAAAAGAAGAGCGCCTCTTTCCATTGCTTCAATAACTGGACCGTTCTGCCATACAGTTTGGCCATCTTTTAATCTATAACCACCTAGTAAGTCATCTTCGTCGGTTTCAATTGTCACGTTAACTCTAATACATTCTTTTTTGGCTTCGGCACAAGCTTGTAATACGGACATTGTTTTACCGTTACCAGATAAACCTGTAACAAACACTGGATAAAATTTACCAGATTTGATAATAGATTTAATATCAGGATAATTACCGAATGGTACAAATGTAACATCTTTTTTAGGAACAATGTCGCCTGTTAAAGAAGAAACTATATAAGCGGCTTCCTTTCTAATTTCAACATTATCGTTAGTTGATTTAACAGCTTCAGTTTTTTTCATATCACCATCAAGCGGTAATTTGAAAGTAGCTTTGTCAACTTTGTAATCTTTATTTTTAATTAACCACTGTGGAGCATACTTACAACCAAATTTTTTATTTGCTTGTATTAGTTCCTGTTTAGTTAACACCTCTTTATTAAATAGGCCATAGGCGTACTTAACATATTCACGTTGTTTGTTGTTTAGCATAATATAATAGTCCTTTTGTTATTGTTTATATGTCCATAATAACATATGATTGTGTCATCATTGTGTCATTATGTGTCATTTTTTAAAGAAAAAACCCTTTAGATTCATATACTTAAACGATTTGTTCAATAAATTTGTTTAATAATACTCTGGAATACAATCTATTTTTCATAGATTTAGTAAAGATTCGTTTTATTTCACTAGTAGTATTACCACTATTAAGAGTACTTAAATCGGCGTTTTCAATATTCATATCTTTAGCATTAACAACATAGTAAGAGTTATAACCATCTTTAGATATTTCTAATACTTTGTCTTTTAAAAACTGTTTTCTAAGTTTTTCGAAATTTGAATTGTATTGATATTTACCATTTTTTGAAGTATATTCATCTACAAATTGGCCAAAACCATTCTTGTTAACTCTTTTGGTTAAGTAAAAACCAATTGTAGTAACATTGTATTTTGATTGTAATATTTTTAATAATGAAGCCGTAAATGCTGTTCTACTATTATTATAACGTCTTCCGTCGTTACCAACTATTGTCGTATATGTTTTTTTACCCTCTTTAATAACTGTTTGAGCGTCATATCTACTATTAGATTTATTATAGGATTTAGAAGTATCATAAGTAAAAGCAGCAATATCACTATTTGATTCACCATCAGTAAGAGTAATAAATGATAGTTTTTCTACTTTATATTTTGCTTGAAATAAAGGTATTATTTTATTACACATTATAATTGCTTCATTTAATGGTGTTGATGTTAAATGATAATTTTGTTCTACTGGAATAGGGTATCCTTTATCAGCAATATTTAAATCAGAATAAGAGTAATTTCTATTAAAATAACTGGCCATTGAATAAAGGTGTAATAATGATTCGTGTAATATTGTTTTTTTCATTCTGTGACTAGCAACATTTACTAGTTGAGATTTTTCAGCCATCACGTTACCATTTTTTAATTTAAAATATTCTTTAGTATCATCTTTTTTATTTTGTACATCTTTAAACAAATATACTTCAAAAGGTATATTAATTTTTTGACAAAACCAAACTAAATTACATAATTGGTGTACAGTTTTATTCATAATATCACACATTGAACCTGACCAATCTAATAACATAATCATACCGTGATTTTTATTATCAGGTAATACTGTTAATCTTTTGAAAATATCATCACTGAATTTATAGTTTTTTAATTTAAGAGAATCAATCACACCTGTTTTATCAGTAGTGGCTCTCTTGTAAGCAGTCGCTGCTTTTTTCATTTCAAATTCTTTAACCAAATACATTACTGTTTTTGAACTATCTTTTTTGAATTTTAAAAAGTCTTGTTTAATCCAATTCCAATATTTTATATACTGTAAATGATTAGATTGACTATCATTAAGATGTTTTTTAAAATGCATATTATTGTTATCTCTCATATCTTTTAAAAACTCATCATAAGATACTAAAGCATTTTTTAAATTAGGTTCAGGTAAAGTAGCATATCTATAATTTTTAGTTTTATCTAATAACTTATCTACTGACTGTTCAAAAGACTTATCAGTAATACAATCTAAAGCAGTATCAACTTTAACATTATCGCCGCCAGCACCATAAGGGTTACCAACATTTGATTCTTTTGAGTCTTTGTTTTCATTATCTTTAGGTTCAGGCAATGAAGATTCAAAGTTATTACCATTGTCTTTTTCTGAATTTTGTACTTGAATTTTTTTACCATTTTTATCTAGTTTATAATTCTTAGCTAATGGGTGATTGTCAAAATCTGGTAACTTAGATAACTGTTCTAATTGTTTTTCTTGGTGACCATATAACTGTTTAGCAATTTTTAATACATCTGTAAATGTTTTGATATTGTCAATTTTATCTACCCACGATTGATCTTCTTTAGTAAATTTAAATTGTAATTTTTTAGATGACTTATAATACATATTAATTTTATCAATTAACATTAAATCAGTGTTTATATTTTTATCTTTTAAACCAAAGAAATTATCTTTAGTTAGAATTTCAAAAGCGTTGACATAATTTCTTACAATACCTGGATATTTTTTTTGAATTAATTTGTCAATTCTTGTATCTTCAATAACGTTAACGTAAGCTCTATATTTTGGATCTTCTAATTTAGACCAAGCTTTCATAGGTGTATGTAAAGCGTGTGAACATTCGTGAGCTGTTAACATATCGTAAACGTCACCTGATGGTTTTTTGAATATTGGTAATGTAACGATTCTATTCTCTAAATCAAAAGAGGCCGTTTTTACATTGTTATGTTCTACTGATAAATTTTCTGTAGCAAATAATTTTGCAAGTTGTGACTTTGATTCTATATTTACTTTATTAACTTTAACCATATATATAATATAACACCTTTTGCTGTGTTTTCCAAGCTTTAGGAGCGAAATTAAAAGGCAATAAAATCAATAGGTTACCGGAGATTGTGTTCAAATTAAGACAGGACCGTTATCGGCCGACTTGAAAAAGGTATTTTTTCTTCGTTTCTTCCCAATTTAAATATATAATATCGTCATAGAAATGAGATTCTTTGGATAATCTACCTTGTGCTATAAGTGATTCTATTCTTTTCTTTGCATACTTTGTTTTCCATATATGCGTTAAAGCTTCTGTTGAGTTATCAAATGCTCTTATTAACTTATCTTCTTGTATTTGTTCTTTTAAATACTCTTTTGTATTCTTAAATAGTTCACTAAAGTAAATGCCTCTTGCATGTTCTGATTTAATCAGTTTCTTCTCTATACCTAATTGACTATATGTAAATGCGTGGCTTCTATTTCTATGATCTCTTTTATGTGGTTGGCCACTTTTTTTCTTTGCTACATACCATTCAAAGTATTTTCTGGTATGGTTTTTCATTAACCATTGTTGTATAAGTTTTCTTGTTGATCTTTCTGTTTCAAACGATACTGAACCTGCTGTCCAACCCATTTTCTTCCAGTGATCTAATCTATCGTATTGTGATAATGGTATTGCTTTTGTTTTACCATATAAAGATGTTGTTGTAATACCTACTAACTTATCACCATATTGTTTCTCCCACGTTTTCTCAATTGTATCTGATAAACATAACAGTGCTAATAGTTTACCACCTACTAAATTATAACCTAGTGGTTGTACAGGAACAATCGTACTACCTATACAAGTATGATTAATCATTCTTTGTGTTTTGGCTTCTCTATCCCAACCAATATAATTATCTCTTGGTGTTAAATCTAAAAAGTCTGAGGACATACAAGTAACACCTAGATACTTTTTTGTTTTTTTATCTCTTATAAGAAAGTATAAATTTCTACCAATGTTACTATTATTCTTCATTGTAGAAAGGAAAGTTCTTAATGTATTCCAAATTGCTGGTAACTTCTTACCTGTTACTGAACCAACTTTGCCTTCGTTTTGTATATCCGTGTAAATAAGTTCTGGTTCTAAATTCAAATACTCCATTGGATCTTCTGGATTCCAAAAGTTGTTTTTTACTTCTTGTATAATGGCACCTTGTTCTGGATCGGCTAGTGCTGGCCTGTCATCAAAAAAACTATTTGTTTCTATTGTAGGATATTTTTGATGCACTTCACACCATTTTTGATATAGTGTATATTCTTTTACATTCATAACAGATACAAAAGATAAATCTTTAATCACTACATCTCTTAATTTATCTGTATCTATGTTTGGTATTTTATCAAGTGAATTGGCGTCTTGCCATTTTTTCCACTGTTCTTCTATAAAAGGATCTAATTCTTTTTTAACTGCCATAATATAAGTATATACTAGTTTGTTTCAAAAGTCAAATTATTCTTTACTTGGTATAAAGTTTTCGTTATGTTCTTGTTGTATAACTTCTTTTTCTGTCCATTGTAACCCTTTACTTCTGTTCATAGAAGCAGCGCCTTTTGCAATACCAGGTTTTAGTTCTTTTATTTTGCCGCCTTTTTCTAAAAACTCTTGCATAAGTTTATCTCGTTCTTCTTGCGACATCTTAGGTTTATTATCTTCTTCTGTAAAACTAGCCATTTAACTCCTTTCTTCTTTTTTTCATTTTGTTTATTTCTTTTTGTGCTTTTTCGTATGCTAAGTCTAATTTTAATTTACTAGCCTTTTCAGTAAACAATCTACCTAACATATGATCGTATTCGTGTTGGAATATTCTACTGAAATAACCATCAAAATGGCCTTCTTGTAAAACTCCACTTTCATCTTCAAATTTGGCCACTATTTTTTTAGGTCTACTTATAGATAAAAATACAAATGGAAAGGTTAAACATCCTTCTTTAAGTAGTATATGTTCTTCACTGCTTTGAATAATTATAGGATTAAAACAGGCAACTTTCTTTCCTTTTTCAATTTCTGGATGGCCACCAAATACAAACATATTAAATGGTAAACCAACTTGATTGGCTGATAGTCCTAAACCACCATATTTAAACATTGCATCAAACATTGTGTTGACTAATTCTTTTCTATCTTTAAAGTCGTGTTCTTTTAACATATCATCATTGAAAGGTGCTATGGCTGATTGTACTCTTGGATCTGATGGCGGTATTAATTTTAATTCTTTAGGCATTTTGTAACCTCGTAAAGTTATGTTCTTTTTCGAACTTGATTATATTTGTAAACTTATCAAATAGTATATCACCTTTATGAGATATAATAAAGATATTTTCTTTTGGCATTGATTTAATAATTTTAAAGAAGTCATCTGTGCCTTGACCATCTAAACTACTATCAAATATTTCATCTAGTACCAGCAAATTTGTATTAGTACTATTTTTCATTTTAGCGATTGACCTCCACGTAAATAGTAATGCTAAGTCTATTCTCATCTTTTCTCCTTCACTAAAGTTATTGTAATTAAAAGTATCTCTATATCTACTCTTAACTGTTTCATTAAACTCCTCATCTAAATTAAACGATATAAAAAAGTCCATAGATTGTAAATATTGATTAATTAAAGTATTCATAATAGGTAAATACTTTTTAATAATTTTTGCTTTAGCCCCTTTGTCGTTTAATATCTCTCTTAGTATATCTACATACTGTTTATCTTCGGTAACCTTTGTTAACAATACTTTTGTTTCTTCTAATTCGGTTTTAAGTTT